ACAGGCAGGCGTGCCGCCTGGCCTGGAAGCTGCGCAGGCCACGCATCACGCAGCGCACGCTGGCCGAGGCGGCCGGGCTCTATGCGCCCCACGTCAGCGACTACTTCAGCGTGCATGAGCACCGGCGTGAGCTGCCAGCCCGCCACGTGGGCATCGTCTGCCGGGTGCTCGGCAACACGGTGATCATCCAGTACCTGGCGCAGACCGGGCAGGTGACGCTGCTCGAAGAGCTGCAGGCGGAGCGGCGTGCTGCATGAGTATCGACGCCACCACCTGCCCCGCGCATCGACGCGACGAGTGCGAGCTGCGCTACGTCCTGAGCCTGGCCACCAAGGCCGAGCGAGCCGACTACCTGGACCGTGCCGAGCGGTATGACGGCAAGCAGTCCACCGACTGCCTGCGCCAGCGCGTAGCCGAGGGCTGGCAGGCTGCTCGTGATGCAGGAACCCCGGGCCCCTGTAGGTGTGAAGGCCGTGCCGCTGAGGCAGCCCCTGTTCACCTCGAGGTGAACACCCCGGTCGGTGGGTCCTTCCGCCCGACCCCCAACGCGGGTAATTCGGGCCCCATCGGTGGTGTAGACAGTGGGGCCGCGGCATAGTGAACTTCGGCAACTATGACCACGTCCTGCAGCAGCTGCGCTCTGCGGGGTTGCTGGTCGATGACCTGGTCATCGGCACGCGTCAGCGATGCCGCGTCGACGGCGGCGACCGCGAGAAGCGCGGCTGGTACAGGCTCCACGAGCTGCGCCTCGACTCTGGCGACTACCTGATCGTCGGCAGCTACGGGATCTGGCACGGCGCCGACCCCGGCACCGCCAAGGTCGAGTTGGGCAAGGGCACGCCGATGTCGGCCGAGCAGCGCCTGGCGCTGCGCGCGCGCCTGGCCGAGGACCGCCGCCAGGAACAAGCCGCGCGCCGCGCCGAGGCCAACCGCGCCGCGATCCGCGCCCAGGCCATGTGGGCGCGCCTGGCCACCGACGGCGACAGCGACTACCTGCGCCGCAAGTGCGTCCAGGCGCACGGCGTGCGCTTCAGTGAGGCTGGCACTTTGGTCGTGCCGCTGCTCGATGCCGGCGGCCAGATCCACGGCCTGCAGCTCATCTTCCCGGCCGGCCACCGGCGGCGCAAGCAGCTCGGCCGCGACAAGGACTTCTGGCCGAAGGGCGTGGCGAAGCAGGGCCACCACTTCAGCATCGGCAGCCCACCCGCGGGCGCCTGCTGCCTGCTGGCCGAGGGCTACGCGACCGCAGCCACGCTGTACGAGGCCACCGGCCTGCCCACCGTCGTCGCCTTCGACGCCGGCAACCTGGTGCACGTCGCCGAGCAGCTGCGCAAGCGCCACCGCGGCCTGCGCCTGCTGATCTGCGCCGACGACGACTACCTCGGCAAGTGCCGCGCCTGCGGCAAGCTCACGCTCACGGCCGAGGCCAAGTGCGCGCACTGCGGCGAGGAGCACGGGGCCGGCAATGCCGGCGTCGCCGGCGCCCATGCCGCCGCGCTGGCCGTCGACGGCGCGGTCGCGGTGCCCACCTTCGCCGCCGAGCGGCCCACCGACGAGAAGGGGCCCACCGACTGGAACGACCTGCACGTGAAGGAAGGCCTGCACGTCGTGCGCGCGCAGATCGAGGCCCGCCTCACGGCACTGGGTTGGCGGGGGCGGCCGCAGGCCGCGCCGACCCAGACATCACGCGGGGAGGGGGGTGGCGGCGAGCTCACCAGCATCAACACGCTGTACGAGCTGCACGAGCGCTACGTGCTGGTGTACGAGGCCTCGGACATGGTCTTCGACGCGCAGGAACACGTGCTCGTGCCGCTGGCCAGCATGCGCAACCTGTGCACCAGCAAGCAGCTGCACCGCAACTGGCTTGAGAGCCTGGACAAACGCATCGTGCGGCTGCGCGAGGTCGGCTTCGACCCCACTGAGCGCGACGAGACGATCCGGTGCAACCTGTGGGGCGGCTGGCCGACCACGCCGCGCGCGGGCCGGTGCGACAAGCTGCTCGAGCTCGGCGAGTACCTGTGCAGCCAGGACCCGAAGGCCGCCGAGATGTGGCGCTGGCTGCAGCGCTGGCTGGCCTACCCCATCCAGCACCCCGGCGCGAAGATGAAGACCGCGGTCATCATGCACGGGCCGCAGGGGACCGGGAAGAACCTCTTCTTCGAGGCGGTGCTGCGCATCTATGGCGAATACGGTGGCGTCGTCGACCAGGACGCCATCGAAGACAAGCACAACGACTTCATGAGCCGCAAGCTGATGCTGGTGGCCGACGAAGTGGTCGCGCGCCAGGAGATGTACCACTCCAAGAACAAGCTGAAGGGTCTGACCACCAGCGACTGGATCCGCATCAACCCGAAGCACCTGGCCAGCTACCGCGAGCGCAACCACGTGCAGCTGGTGTTCCTCAGCAATGAGGTCCAGCCCATGGCCCTGGAGCGCGACGACCGCCGCAATGCCGTCATCTGGACCCCGCCGAAGTGGGACGCTACGCGCTACCACGACGTGCTGGAAGAGATCGACGCCGGCGGCGTGGCCGCGCTGCACCACTACCTGCTCGAGCTCGAGCTCGGCGACTTCGGCCCGGCCACGCTGCCGCCAATGACGTCTGCGAAGCGCGACCTGGTCGAGCTGGGTCTGGACAGCAGCGAGCGCTTCTTCAACGACTGGGCCGCCGGCTACCTGCCCATCCCCCGGCGCACCTGTCGCAGCGAGGATCTCTATGCCGCCTACCGGCATTGGTGCACCGGGCAGGGGGTCGGCAAGCCCGCGCAGCTCAGCACCTTCATCGGCACCGTCGCGAAGCGGCCAGGCGTGCAGAAGGGGCGGCACCAGCACTACAAGAACCAGAGCCAGACCACCACCATGCAGAGCGTGCTGGTCACGCCGCCCGACGCGCAGCGGCCCGACGGCCTGCAGCTGCTGGCCGACAGCATCAATGCCTTCGCGGCTGCACTGAAGAGCTGGCGCGACGAGACCGCGGCCGTTGCCGGCGGCGGCCGCTTCGGCAGCAAGGTGGCCAACGGTGCACCGCAGCCCGACCCCGCGCCGGCAGGAGACGACGATGCGCCGTACTGAGGTGGCCACTCATGCATGAGCATGAACTGTTGCTGCTGCTGATCTGGATCAGCATCCTCGCGGCCCTCGCCGCCATCAGCGGCTGGCGCTTGTGGCGCATGTGCCGGAACGGCAAGCACAGCGAGCTGTGGCCAATCATGGGCTATGTGCCGCAGCCTGGGCCTGAGCCGGTCGCCCATCCCCCGAGGCACCCATGAGCCGGAGCTTAGCCAACATCAGGTGGAGCCACTTGCAGGCGTTGCAGGCACTTGCAGGCGCACTTGCAGGCGTTTTTCTGAGCGCCTGCAACCAAAAAACCGTTGTGCGACAACGCCTTAAGGCGCGGTTGCAGGCGTTGCAGGCGCAACGTGCGCAGGCGCGCACATGCGTGGGCGTGCGCGGGCAGGCGCGGGCGCAGGCGGGCGGGCGGCCGCGCCCGCGATCGCGCGCGCGAGTTCACACCCCTGCAACCTCGAAAAAAAGTAGTGGTGGCAACTGCTTAGAGCACAGGCGCCTGCGATTGGCGCCTGCAAGTGCGCCTGCAAGTGGCCTGCAACCCCGGTGACGCCTGCAACCTCGATCCAGGAAGGTGACGACGACCATGACCGCAGCTCAAGCTGATGCGCCGGCCACCAGCGGCAGCCAGGCCCAGTTCGCCGCCGCGAACAACTGGACGCGCGGCTACGTCACCAAGCTGAAGCAGGAAGGGCGCCTGGTCTTCACCGCCGACGGCCAGGTCGACTTTGCCGCCAGCCTGGCGCGCATCAAGGACACCACTGGCGCACCGGAGCGCGCCGCGCCGCCCGTGCAGGGCGGTGTGTACAAGGACGCTCAGGATCGGGAGCGCTTCTACACCGCAGAGCTCAAGCGCCTGGAGCTCGAGCGCGAAACACGCAAGCTGCTCGCAGCCGAAGAGGTCGACGCGGTCGTCGACGACGCCGCGGCCATCATGCGCAGCGCCATCGAAGGCTGGCGCGATCGACTGCCGGCACAGCTGGTGGCCTGCGGCGCCGACGAACAGCGCATCGCCGCGTGCCTGCAGGTCGAGTGCGACGCGCTGCTGCGTCGCATGGCCGACCGCTTCGCCGCGCTGGCCAGCGCGGCGGGGGCGCACTGATGCAGCTCGTCGCGCCCGCCACGCCGCGCGCCAGGCCGCGCCTGTTCGGCCGGCTGGCGCATGGCCTGCGGCCGCGCGAGCGCATCACCACCAGCCAGTGGGCCGACGCCAACCGCGTCATCAGCCGCAAGCAGGGCCCCGAGGCCGGCCCCTGGCGCACCGATCGCAACCCGCTGCTGCGCGAGCCCATGGACGCCCTCGGGCGGCCGGGCGACGTGGTGCTGATGTTTCCCATCCAGCTCGGCAAGACCGAGGTGCTGCTGAACGACATCGGCCACACCATGGACCGCGACCCGTGCCCGGTGATGGTCTGTCTGCCCGGCGAGGTGTCGCTCAACAAGTGGGTGGCGCAGAAGCTGCAGCCCATGCTCGACGAAACGCCTGCGGTGCGGCGCAGCCTCACCAGCGTGGCCAGCCGCGAGGCGTCGAACACCCGCACCTTCAAGGACTTCGCCGGCGGCCAGCTGTACATCGAGCACGCCGGCAGCCCCAGCCGGCTGAAGAGCAGCACCGTGCGCAAGCTGCGCGTCGACGAGCTCGACGAGTTCGCCGCCAACCTGTCCGGCGGCGACGACCCCGTCGAGATGCTCAATGGCCGCACCAGCGCCTACCCCGGCCAGGCCAGCCGCGCCTACGTCAGCACACCGCAGCTGCGCAGCACCAGCCGCATCTTCTGGCTGTGGGAGCAGAGCGACCAGCGGCGCTACCACGTGCCGTGCCCGCACTGCGGCGAGATGCAGCCGCTGCTGTGGGGCAGCCAGGGGGTTCCCGGCAGCCTGCAATGGAGCAGCGTGGTGCCCGCCGGTCAGGTGCGGCGCGTCTGGTACGTGTGTCGAGAGTGCGGCGCCGAGATCGACGAGTACTCCAAGCCCGCAATGTTCGCCGCAGGCGCCTGGGTGCCGGGGCGGCCCGGCGCCGCCATCCGCGGCTACACCGCCAACTGCCTGTATTACCCCCTGGGCCTGGGCCCGCGTTGGCACGAGCTGGTGGAGATATGGCTCAACGCGCAGGGCGACCAGGCACGGCTCAAGACCTTCAAGAACGACCGCCTGGCCGAGCCGTGGGAAGACGCGAAGACCGCGCATGTGCGCGCGAACTTGGTCCAGGAGCGGGCGATCCCGTACCCGCTGCGCACGGCGCCGCAGGGTGTGGTGCGCATCACCGCAGGCGTCGACACCCAGGACGACCGCCTCGAAGTGCAGATCATCGGCTGGGGCGCCGGCCGCAGCTGGTGGGTCATCGACTATGCGGTGCTGCCTGGCGACCCGGCGTTGCCCGATGTGTGGACGGCCCTCACCGACCTGCTCAATCGCCCGATCGAACACGCCTGCGGCACGCTGCTACAGGTCGAGGCCACCAGCATCGACATGCTGGGCCACCGCACCGAGTACGTGAAGCACTTCGTGCGCCAGCGACGCGTGCGCCGCCCGATGGCCAGCTACGGCGCCAAGGCCAACACCGCGCCCGTGCTCAGCCGCGCCAAGCTGCACGACGTGACCTGGCAAGGCCTGACCGACAAGCACGGCGTGCACGTCTACCAGGTGGGCACCGTCGACGCCAAGCACGCACTCTTCGCGCAGCTGGCCGCCGACCACGATGCGCGGGAGAAGTGGCTCAACCTGCCCGACAGCGACGACAAGCCCGACACGCCCGAGCTGCAGTGCCACTTCAGCGCTGACCTGCCGGACCAGTACTTCGCTGGCCTGATCAGCGAGGTCTACAACCCCAGCAAGAACCGCTTCGAAAAGCGCCGCGGCAGCGTGCGCAACGAGCCGCTGGACACGTGGGTGCATGCCTACGCCGCGACGCACCACCCCGAGCTGCGCCTGCACCGCGCGCGCTCGGTTGACTGGGAGCAGGGCGCTGCAGAGATCCTGGCGCGATCGCCGCACCGGGAGGTCCGGGCGGCCGCACCGACGGCACCGCAGCCCACGCACCGCGCCCTGGTCAAGCCGCGCCAAGGGGGGCTGTGAAGCACGACACCGACCCGGTCGACCGGTTGTGCGAGCAGCTCGCCGCCTGGCGCGCGTCGCGCAAGTACTTCGCGCGCCAGAGCGTGCCGCCGTCGCTGTTGGGCCGGCTGCAGAAGCGCGCCAGCCCGTACCGGGGCGAACCCGACGCGCGCTGCAGCGCCGAGCTGGCGGCGCTGCACGTGGCGCTGCTGTCGCAGCCCGAGGACTCGGTCGCGCGCAAGGTCTTCGAGCTGCACTACTTCCACCGCGTCGGCAACGTCAAGGCGGCCGCGGCGGCGCTGGGCATCGGGCGCGCGCACTGGTACCGGCTGCTCGAGCAGTTCCGCGAGCAGCTGCACCAGGCCTCGCTGCGCATCCTGCAGGCCAACGAGGCCGAGCTGGCCGCGCTGGCCTCCCGGCGCGCGCAGGCCGCGTCCCTCCTCGGGGATGCATTGCAGACGTCTTCAGGCGAGCGCGCGCGCGAATAACTCTGCCGGCCCGCGGGCGTCAAGCGCGAAAGTGTCTCCTCCAGAGGAGACATCTTTCCTCTCGCCAACAGGAGACACATTGGCCCAAAATTGGCCCCAATTCAGGTAGGTCGTGAAAGTGCGACCGCAAGGAACGGGGCCCCGCGAGGGCCCTTTTTGTTTGTCTCCTCGGTCCGTTGCAGGACCGATTCGAGGCCCCGCCAGCGCGAGCTGCGGGGCCTCTCTGTTTTCAGGATCAGAAGCTTGTCCCAAGCCCTCGTCAGCGAACTGCGCCAGATGGCGCGCGACATCCGCGCCCAGGGCCGCGCCATCGACCGCGCGCAGCTCGAGGCCCTGGATCGCCTGGCCGTCGACGTGGCCGACGCCGAGGTGCGCGAGATCGACGACAGCTTCGACGGCGCCACCCCGTTCACGCGCAACTCGGTGTTCGTGCAACGCACCCGCAACCGCGTGCCCGAAGCCCGCGTCGGCCTGAAGAACGACTACGGCACCGGCCAGCGCGGCGCGGTCCGCTGGCTTCGGCCTGAGATCGAAGGCGGCGGCCGCCCGCAGAAGGCCTTCGAGCGCGCGATCCGCGGCCTGGGCGTCATGGACGGCACGCAGTACATCGTGCCGGGCGCCTATGCCCAGCTCGACGCCTACGGCAACATCAGCCGCGGCCAGCTGATGCAGATCCTCAGCCAGCTGCGCGCCTTCACCGGTGCCGAGACCCAGTCGCGCAACCTGCCGCGCGACGGCGACTACGAGCGCAACCGCAGCGGGCGCACGCCCGGCCAGGTGCGCCGCGCCGCGTACCGCCGCGCCCTGGGCCAGTACTTCGCCGTCGGGCCAATGCCGCGTGGCGGCCTGCGCCCGGGCATCTACCAGCGCCAGGTGGCCGGCCGCCGCCTGGTCGGCCCCGCATCGCCCAAGCCGCGGCCGGTGCTGATCTTCGTCGACCGTGTCGAGTACGAGCGCCGCTTCGCTTTCTGGGACGCCGGCCACTACGCCATCCAGCGCCACTGGCCGCAGCGCATGGACGAGGCCCTGGCGCGCTACGCGCCGGGCCGGGGGGGCTGATCGTGGCCACGCTCGAGGAACTGCAGACCCGGAAGGACGCCTACCTGGCGGCCGAGCTGAAGATCCTGCAGGCGCAGGAATACACCATCAGCGGCGACGCTTCCAGCCGGCGCATGCGCCGTGCCGAGCTCGAGCAGGTGCGTGCGGCCATCAGCGAGATCGACGCGCAGATCGCCGCGCTCGGCGGCGGCACTGTGCGCACGCGACCCGTGTACCACGTGAGGGCCTGCCGATGAGCCGGTCGCCCAAGGTCGTGCCGAACATGCTCGATCGCGCGATTGCCTACGTGGCGCCCGAGCGCGCCGCGCGGCGGCTTCAAGCTCGCGCAGTCATCGGCATCATCAGCGAGAACCCCACGCGCTCCGGCAACCGTCCGCGCCGCCCGCTCATGGGCAACGCCGACCCCGCCACCGACCAGGCCTGGAACCTGATCGACCAGCGCGGTGACTCGCGCGAGCTGGTGCGCAGCAACGGTATCGCCGCCAGCGCCATCAACACCAACGTCACCCGCGCCGTGGGTACCGGCCTGGCGCTGACGCCGCAGCCGCGGCGCGACATCCTGGGCTGGAGCGAGGAACAGGCGCGCGAGTGGTCGATGCTGGCGCGCGCCGAGTTCAGCCTGTTCGCCGACAGCCCTGAATGCGACCAGGCCGGCGTGCAGAACTTCTACGACAAGCAGGACCTGACGCTGCGCAGCGCGCTGGAGAGCGGGGACTGCTTCACGCTGCTGCCCGACGGGGAGCGCACGGCCACCATGCCCTACGCGCTGCGCCTGCAAACGCTGGAGGCCGACCGCTGTGGCAACGAAGGCGCGCGGCAGGACAGCGACACCATGGCCGGCGGCATCCGCCTCGGCCCGGGCGGCCGGCACGACGGCTACTTCATCTACGACCGGCATCCCGGCAGCCTGTTCGGCGCCGGCAGCCGCTTCGCAGGCCGGTGGTACGGGCGCGTCGGCCCCAGCGGGCGCCGCATCATGCTGCACCACTTCAAGCAGCTGCGGCCCGAGCAGCCGCGCGGCGTGCCGTACCTGGCGCCGGTCATGGCGCTGTTCCAGGACCTGGACACGTACAGCGACGCCGAGATCAAGGCCGCAGTCGCCGCTGCGACCATCGCGCTGATCAACAAGACGCCCACCGGGGCGCCGGAATCGATCAGCGCTGCAGTCGGCAGCAGCAGCACCTCGTCTACCGCGCCGTCCACCGACCCGACGGCGATCCGCCTGAAGGCCGGCAGCATCGTCGGCCTGCTGCCGAACGAAGAGTTCGACAGCTTCAACCCCGGCCGGCCCAACCCGAACTTCGCGGGCTTCGTCGACGCCGTGCTCGACCAGCTTGGCGCCGGCACCTTCATCGGGCGCGAGATGCTGATGAAGCGCTACAGCACCAGCTACGTGGCCGCGCGCGCCGCGTTCCTGGATGCGTGGAAGCACCTGCTGGGCATGCGCACCACGATCGTCGTGCGCACCTTCTGCCAGCCGGTCTACGAGACCTTGCTCGCCGAGGCCGTGGCCATCGGGCGCATCCCGGCGCCCGGCTTCTTCAATGACCCGCTGATCCGCTGGGCCTACACCCGCGCCATGTGGACCGGCGACAGCCAGGGCTCGATCAACCCGAAGGACGAGGTCAAGGCCTTCGTCGACGCCGTCGACAACCGGCTGGTCTCGCGCGAGCGCGCCGAGTGGGAGCTGTTCGGCACCGACTGGAACGAGACCTACGACACCAAGAAGTCCGAGCACCAGCGCCTCAAGGCCGACGACATGCTGCCGGCGCCGAAGGCCGGCGCCGCCGTGCAGGCGTCTGCGGACGAGCCCGCGCCGGATTCCGAGACCGCCAAGGAACCCGCATGAAGTACCCCCACCTGGCCGCGCAGATCTTCAACGTGCCGCTGCTCGTGCACCCGCAGAAGCTCGACGCCATCATCGCCGGCCTGGGCGTTCGCCTCACCGGCGGGAGCGCTATCGAGATCGTTGACCCGGCGGTCGCCGAGCTGCCCGCGGAGATGTTCACCACGCGCCGCGGCGCGCGCAACGACGCCGGCTACACCGTCACCGACGGCGTGGCCGTCATCTTCGCCAGCGGCGCGCTCGTGCACCGCGAGCAGTTCAACATGGCGGACTCCACGTACTTCCTGGGGTACGACCGCCTGGCCGGCCAGCTCGAGGCCGCCGCGGACGATCCGGACGTGCACGCCATCCTGCAGGTGTACGACTCGCCGGGCGGCCAGGTGGCGGGGGCGTTCGAGTATGCCGACCGCATCCACGCGCTGCGCGGCAAGAAGCCCATGTGGGCCATCGGCGACGACCTGGCGGCGTCGGCCGCTTACCTGGCCGGCAGCGCCTTCGAGCGCCTGGCCGTCACCCGCACCGGCTACCTCGGCAGCATCGGCGTGGTGATGCGCCATGTTGACTGGTCGCGCGCGCTGGCCAACGAAGGCATCCGCGTCACGCACATCTACGCCGGCGCGCACAAGGTCGATGGCAACCCCTACGAGCCGCTGTCGCGCGACGTGCAGGACGACCTGCAGGCCGAGGTCGATGGCCTGCACGCGCATTTCGTCGATGCGGTGGCGCGGCACCGGCGGATGGATGCCAAGGAGGTGCGTGGCACGCAGGCGCGCACGTTCCGTGGCCAGGCGGCGGTCGACGCGCGTCTGGCCGACCGCGTGGCCACCACCGATGAGCTGATTTCCGAGCTGGCCGCGATGCGGCCGCGCTCTCATTCCGTCGGGCATTCCGCCCGCTCCACAGCCAGTACGAAAGGAGAACCTATGTCTGGCACTCAGCAGGGCGGTCAAGCGGCTGCCCAAA